ACTTGAGTCGTAATTTCCATGGTCATAACGCCGAAATACTGAACAAGGTCAGAGGTTCGCGTGATAGCGGCATCGAGAGTTTCAGAGCTAAGATACGGAATGACAACCAGGTAGCCATTGTTGGCTAAAATGTTTGGTTGTTGCGAGAAGATCGCCACCGCCATTTTATAAGTTTCGCTCGTAGTACCAAAATCAACACCGACGGCTACGGGATCGAGATAAATCTTGTAACCTAAAGACCCAAAGCCACCACCGGTCGTATCGCGCGAAAAAAGCGCAATGTTTGAAGTATTGTATTGGCCGACGCCAGCTTGAGATTGTGAAACCGAGATAGTGACAATATTTGTTAGGGCTAAGTCGTTTGCGGCCATTTAAAAATCCTCCGTTTAGGGTTCAGTAACTACCGTGGCATTCGAAAAATTGCTGTAATACGGAACCGCTTTGGTCTTAGTTACATAGTACTGTACATTAACCGAAATGTTAAATCGGTAGGGAATAGCGGACCCGTCTTCTTGAGACAGATTTATAAAATTACTGGAAAGTTTTGCGATGTAAAAAGAATTGGCTTCTTGTTGCGCTTCAGCGTAGTTGCTCTGAAGCGCCAAAAGAACCTCTTCTTTTCTAGATACCGCTTCCAAACTTCGACTCATAATATTGACACTGAGAGTGGCCATCATGTTGACCGATTGGAGAGAATTACCATTGGAATCAAGCGAGTTTGTACTTCCAAATGGTTTAGCTGACAAAATCTCGACAGCTATATAAAGCTGGGAATCTTTCGGTAGAGTATATTTTTGATCCCAGAAAAATACTTGTGACGCAGCAAGCCCCATCTCTTTTTGAATTACATCGCAAAAAAGGTCAAGGGCCGTTCCCACTAAAATAGGAAGCTGAGCCGTAGCCAAGGTCGAATCAGTGACAACAATAATATCGGTCCCAGTATTATTGGGCGCAGTGTAAATACCCGTTGAAGAATTAATTGAACCACCGGCACCACCGGGGATCACCGTATAAACATAGGGGGCTGCACCACTGACACCCAAAAAGGACGCATTCGTATTTGGAGAGATGGCCGAAAGAGATGAGGTTAAAACTAAGCTCACGGACCACTCCCGGTGAAATCTTCAACGAGGTCATATTTTACGTAGCCGTATTCTTTATAATCGGTTTTCATTTTGACCCGGTACTGAAGCCCTCGAAAGGTGATCAGCTCATCGGGGACCAAAATAAGCGCCGGTAAAGCATGTACCGTGAACCATTTCCAATCGCGCTGCCCATCGGGCATGAGCTTTAATTGTTGAGCCGAGAAGGGCTGCCAAACGCCACTGAAGCTAACCGCGGTAGGCGTCTCAACCACCTTGAAATTTACAACCGTTTTTACAATCTTAGTGAAGACGAGAGGCAAAAACCAATCGAGTAACGCGTCACTCATGTTCGGAAGGGTTCCTGAATTAGCCGAGAGTGGCAAATCCTTGGCGTTAAAGATAGGCATTACTCAGACACCTCAGAGGTGATCGAGTTGCGAAGTTGTTGCGTCTCAACCAACGTTTGGTGGTTTTTCTTGTACCGCATGTCAGATGGCTTCCACTCGCCGAAACCGCCCGTGTCAAAAGCATCCGACACGATTTGTTCACCGATGGCGCCGAGCTTCTTATTCCAAAGAGTAAACGAACCCTCTTTTATGACTTGCTTTAACGAATCAGGCGTAAAGGCTCCGGCCTTCTCAGCATAGCTTTGAAGCTTGGCCGAAATAGGCACGCGTAGGAATGAACGCGTCGGCATTCCTTCTTCACCGAATTCGTGGCGAGCGCCAATGGTGGCGTTATTCTGGGCGCTAGTATTGCGCATAGTTTTTGAACCCAGCACACCTACGCGCGCGGGCGAGGAGGGTTGCTTCAAAATCTGAAGCAACTTCTTTAAATCTTTATTGTTAAGAGTGGTTTGCTCATCACTCACGGAGTCGTTGCTCCACATACGGTAGTAATGTTGCCACTCAAGAATGGAAGAATCAGGAATAGAAATTGAGCGCCGTAATTAGTCTGAGACAGCATCGCGAATTCCGGATTATCCAAGATTCGCTGTGGAATGGTGAGCCCTTCAGAAACCGAGCCAACGCTTTTGCTCGACACAAGCCAAGTATACCGACCGGTTATACCTTGAGATGAAGCGCGTAAACTCATCACCATGTAGTGAGCCGCAAGCAGCTCAAAGCCTAAAGTGTAAGTCGCTTGGTCAGGAAAGAGCCCGGGATTGATGGTCACAACGGTAGTTGCGAACGCATTCATGATGTCTTGATCAACTACATTCTGAGCCGGGTCAGAGCCAAACGGAAAATCTCGGAAGAAATACGCTTTAAAATCGTCAGTCGTTGGGTTCACCAACATAACGCATTCCTCCTTTAGTTAAAAAGGGCCCATGAGAGGTGAATCTCATGCGCCCTTGGCTTTTTTAGGCGGTTACTCCCAATTAGTATTGGAAGTAGAGGATTTCGGCTGGACGATACGCCAACACTCCAGTGAATTGGCCGTAGCCAACGTTTTGGAAGCTGAAGTTATCAATCGAGTTAGCCAACGTGTTGGTGTAGTCGACGGGAATATCCATGCGGATAGCCTCTTCGTCGTAGTTGAGCAACACGTAGCACTGTTTGCCGATGCTGTTATAGGCAACGTCACCATAGGACAAAGGCAAAATCTTGAAGCTTTGGTTTTGGGTGATGACCTTAAACATATCTTCCAGAAGCTTAAGAACCGAGATGACCGGGAAGTCAGCCGATGCTTGGGAAGCCATACCGTTATAATCAGACTCAGGCACGATGAAGTGCGTGGGCCATGCGGTACGTGCGCAGTTGGAGCGATATTGCTCAAGGATACCAGCGCAGAAGGTCTTCAGCGCCGTAACCGACAAACCGCTGATCGGAGCGGTGATGAAGTTAGAGATGGTCACGCCAACTTGGTTAAGAAGTCCCATGACGTTTCCGGTGTCGCCACGTGCGCCCAAGAATGCGATACGTTGGATACCAAGATCCCAGTTCTTTTTACGCGCTTTTTCTTTAGCGGTGATCAAATCCCAGCTACCAGATTTAGCAGCGAGTTCGAGTTCGGGGAGAGTCCAACCAATGGATTTTGCCCAGTTGATAACCTTAATCGACAAACTGTCGATACCAGCGTCAGCCATTGCAAGACGACCGTTATTTCCGCCGGTGTTAATTACGCCGGTTTCGAACTCATCACCAAGATCGAACGAACGGTAAGTAACTAGGTTTGACGACCATGCGCCTTCGCCTACACGAACGGGCAGATACTCAGCGGGAGCAACTTGGAAAAACTTTTGCTCCGTGATCTTTTTCATGATGGTCGTAAGTGTGGTGACCGGAATTTCAAATCCGAGTGAGTTACACTTAGCTTGGTTGATATCGGCAACAAGCTGTTCGCGTTTATTCAAAACAATCGGTTGTCCGGCTGCGTTTAGGATTACTTTAGGGCCCATCTTTAATTCTCCTTTAGTTAAATTATTACGCTACAGCGAAGCTAGGTGATGTTAAACGAACGCGGATTAGAGAACCCACGTTAGCTTTATCGATAGCCCAACCTACGATTGAAGCACCGGATGAACCAACAAGCACACCAACACCACCGCGGGTCGACAAATCAAGGGTTACACGCGAGCCACGCGGAATTGCGGTGGTAGCGTAGAGATACATGATGTTACCGGAGAGCGAAATTTCTACTTTATCGCCGGCGGCAAAAGAGCGGCTCTTGATATCGTAGTTGATAAAGCCCAAGCAACCGTCAGAGTTAGCGGCGCATCCAACAACTTTAGGGACGCCATCGAAACTATCGACCATCTTGACGGCTTCACCGGCGATAAGCGCGGTTGCTTGGCTAGCGTCGATTTGAGCCGAAATGGTATCGGTGTTAAATTTCATATCCAATTGGCCAAGAACATTACTCTGAGCAAATTGGTTGGGAGTGGGCGAAAGGGAAAGAACGGTGCTTACCGCCAATTGCGCAGAGGTTCCGGCTACGGCACCCGAATCAGTTGCGATTACTTTGTAAAAATACGCAGTACCGGGGATAAGACCCGTATCGTTCAGGGTCAAAGCAGTCGCGCCGGCAATCAAGTTACCTGCACCGGGGGTGAAAGCGGTTGTGGTCGAGCGATACCATTGGTAGGTGTAAGGACCAGTGCCACCCGTGGCGGCTGCGCTGGAAAGTGATGCTTTCGTGTCAGAGACGGATACGAGTGATAGTGCACCTGCGGTTGTTGCCATTTTTAAATTCTCCTTTTTATATTTCTAAAAGTTATTTGCCGTAACGAGCTTTACCGCGGGCCACTTGGGCATCGGGCATTTCTAAAACTTCGGGTTGAAATTTCGATTTATCAGCATTCTTGATGGCATCGATTTTGGCTTGTTTTACCGCACGGTCGGCAGCATTTTTCTTAGCCATTTCTTTGTCATCTTTTTCTTCGTTCTCTTTTTTCTCGTCTTTTTTCTTCATATCTTCGTCAGCGTTGTCTTTTTTATCTTGGACAGCATCGTCGCCCGAAGCTTGATCTTCGTTTTCTTTCTTCATGTCTTTATCTTCGACATTTTCTTTTTTCTCTTCGTCTTTAGGCTTTTTCATTTCAGCCATCTCGTTGCACATATCCATGTGCTTTTTAACGAGGTCATTTACAGTCATTTCGTCTTCACCAACTTTTACATGGTGGTCGCCATTGGCGTAGCCTGCCATATTTTGAATCGCATCGGCTTCATTCACGAGCTGTGTGATCGTCTTTTCGACTTTGCTTTTGGGAAGAACAACAACGGTGTTCTCAAGGTCGGCGGAATTCTCGACCTTGGTTCGTTTGAAAAAATTTAGGTTCATCGAAGTTTCTCCTTTTGAGTTTGCAACTTTTTCCAATTCGATTTTTTTATCCGAATTGTATTTTTTAAATTGCTCGGCATCTAAAATGATAGATTCATCGTAACGGGGATTTTGAACAATCGCAAGATGCTCATATTTGGCGCTCGTTACTTCTTTTTGATAATCGAGTCCGTGCCATACACCACCGGACGCAAAACCTTGCGGGAGATATGCGTTTGACAATTTCCAACCATTCTTGATTGCATTATGTCCGCGATCACTCGTAACAATGAACTTAACCCACGTTTTACCGTCGGCTTCATTGAAGAAACTCTCGACTACCCAACCGTCTTCTTGTGTTTCTTTTAATTCGTCTGAGTCAACGTGATCGACAAAAACCGGACGACCAGTGAAGGTCGGATTCATTTTCCGTATGGTGTCTTCGTTGATTAGGATTCGATAAGCGTCTTTATCGGGTTCGCGGTATTCAGCTACGCCCGGGGCGAAATGCAAGCCATAGAATATTTTCGCTTGCTCTTTTGCATTTGATACGCGCATTCATCTTAGAATCGCACGGTATTTAGAAACGCACAATAGGTCTAGCAAAACATCGGCAACCGTAATCCTCGCCTGGGTTTTTTCTGTCACCTTTTTCATTTACGATTGGCGGGTCGTCGAACCTACAGATTTTTCCTTTAAGTTTCTCGTGCATTGGGCGCACGGGATGATTAGGTGAGCCTGCGACACAACCCCATTTATATTCATTTATGCCTGCGTCTTCATAGCGAGACGCCTTAAATTTTGCCATGAGAATACTGGTTTCTTGACGTGCCAAGAATTTGGCTTTGTTGTGACTTACGTCATAACTTTTTTGAATCGTTTTCACCATCGATTCAACACGATTGCCGGAAAAAGCCGACTCCTGAATCTGTGTACGGAGCTTTGAGATTTCTTTTTGCGAGAAATCCTTGATATAAAGTTTCATGTTATTAGTGTACTCAGCCGAGATAGCGGCCCTACGTGTAGGAGTTAATTCCGGCGCAACGGTGATTCCCTTCACTGTTTTTTGGAAAGATTTGTCGAGTTTCCATAGCGTCGTGTCAAATATATTTTGTGCCGTAAATTTGTCAGCTAGGTCTTGAGGAACCAAATCGGCCAGTTTTTTGGTGATTCGATCAACCATGCGTATACCGCGCGATTCAGACAAAGCGATGGCGTTTGAGATTTCGGTCGGCAAATCTGCGGTCGATAAAGTAAATAATTTATGTTTACGATCCCACTTAGCTCCGATAGCGCGAAGCTCGCGAGAAAGAGATGCACTAAGTTTTCCGGTAAACTTACCGCGGTAAAATTCGATGCGTCCGCTCATGATCGCTTGAGCTAAATCATCTATCGAGTTTTTTAACACGCGCGCCGGCTGATTTAGCTCTTTTAATAAGGGAAGATAAATTTCTCTGCGGAAGAGAGCTAGGATTCGCGCTTCAAGTGCATCATAGTCGTCGGCTGATTCTTTAATCGGTTGAAGCTCTTTGATCTTATGCATGTCACACGTCTTGTTGAATAAATAAATGGACGAATAAACCGCCCATCAAAAACGATGAAATACATTTCAATTGGACGGGCATATCCCAGAAAATGCCCGAAATGGTCTCGTGCCGCCCACCAAAAATCGCCGCACTAATATCGTAAATGATCACCAAAATGATAAGCATCCCGATAAAAAGCTGTGTGGTGCGGCGCCAATTCATAACTAAATTTTACCTTGCGCTTGAGCTACGGCTTGGATCGCCGCAAACAAACCGTCTTTAACAGCTTGGATACCTTGACCTCCGTCGGGCATCGTAGCCGCAGCGGCTACGAGATCTGGAATATCGATTTCGATAGTAGCCGAACCAAAAATATCCATCGTTGAGCCATCGCCCTTCCCGGCGTCAACGGTTGCCATCGGACGAAGTAACGCAATGATCGATGGATTTTGATCAGGACGAGCTAAGATGCGAACGTTTTCTAACCAGTAGGTATCAAATTTTACCGCTGGTTGAGAAATCTCTTTACCGGGTGTTGCTTTAATTGACATAAATAATCTCCTTTAAAAAGTTGATACGACTGCAGATCCGTTATTTCCAGTTGAGCCGCTATTTCCGCCATTACCGTTAAAATCTGCTTGAGCTACGCCGCCACCACCGCCGCCTGCGCCACCACCAAAAAACAAAAAGGCAGTAGGATTAGTT